TTGGTAAAGGCAACTGAATTAAGTGCGAAGGAACTTGAAAATCTCAGATTGAGTGACGAGGATGGAAAAAAGAACATGGAGGCAATTGCCAGAGAACAAAGAGACCTTCTCGAAAAAATCTATGATGAAGGTGTTGCCGCTAGAAAAACAGCACTTGGAGACGCAATTGCTGGGGAGAGTGAAACATTTACAAATTTCAGAGACAATATAGAAAGATTGGGTACTACATTTATGGATATGACCAATCAGGCCATGAAAGATGGTTCACTATTAAGAACAGGTACTGAAGTACTAAGTGACCAAATGGTTAATGCTGCTGAGAAATTTAATAATGGTGCTGATGTTTTCTCAAAAACTATGACTGACTTACAAGATTTCCTTAAAAATATAATAACAGGTGGTTCTGGTGGGTTTAGTGCTGAAGAATCTTTTGCTAATGACTTAGTATCTTTACCTGGATACGGAGGAAGAGTTCTATCGGGACCTGAAGGAAGTATCTCCTTAAATGATGATGATACAATCATAGCAGGGACAGATTTATTTCCAAATGAACAAAGAAGAAGAAACACTTCCCAACTTATGGGAAATCTTCCACAAGATGTTTCTAATATGTTAAATAATTTAGGTTCATCAGAATCACCTAATATATCATTTGAGGACTTACAAATAACACACTCAGGAACTATTAGGTTAGAAGGTGACGGTAGATTCCTAACTTTAGATATGTTAGCCAACAACCCTCAGATGTTAGAGAATCTGACAAATATGATTAAACAGAGAATGTCTTCTCAAACTATGGGTTATAACAACGCGTAAAATATTTAACCCATCTATTTATATAAAAAATAAAATAGATGCCAAGTCCACTATCATTTAGTTCAACAGAAAACCTTAGAAAGAAATTGTTGGTGAGAAACTTACCACCTTTCAATAGTGATGGTTTTTCTCCGACAACAAATCCAGGTCAGTCAGAATTGAAATTGACTGATTTCTCTGTTGTTGATAGTGCCGAAGTGGAAGTGATTGGTGACCAGGAAGAGGTTAAATTATACGTTAATAATCAATATGGTCCTCCTGGTGGGTATGATGATAGATACTCAGTACAAGATGTTCAGAAAGTTGTTAATCAAAGGGACGAGTACTATAAGTTTGTTTCTTCATACTATAATCCTGTAAGTATTTTATTTAGTGATGACCCTCAGGGTAGTGATGGTACTGTATCTCAAGATTCTGTCTTGATGCAGATTGGTGCTAAATCATTGAAAAATGAAATGCAGTATAGGGTTGATGAAGAACTCAGACAAGAGACCTTAGGTAGGTTTAACTTCTTAAACGCATTACAAGACCCTTTCATCGCAGCAGACATCTTAACTGGTAGACAAGAACTGATTGAACCTGATTGGACGATTTCATCACCAACAAATATTGTAGGTAAAGGATTGGATTACATTTCAAGAATTAGTGGTGTTTATGTACCTTTCTCTTGGATACCTGGTGATTACTTTGAAGGTAAAAGAAGTTTCTTAAATGAGGGTATAAATGCAATTGCAGGAATTTTTGGTAGAAAAAAAGATTTATTACCTACTAGAAAATCAGGTTCGGATATCTTCTTGAACAATACGGGTAAAGGACAAACAAATACCCTATTCAAGTCTTTGGAGTATAATAGATTTAGACCTGACTATAAGGCAAATTTCTTATCAGACCCTAATTTCTTCGCTCCTGGTCCTAACTATTATGTTGGTAGTAGAACACAGGACCCATCACAGATGGATAGTCCTCCTGGTAACTTACCGGTAGACCAAGACGGACAACAGGTCCCAACTGCGGTTTATGGATACTCATCTTTGGGTGATGAATACGAATTACAACAATTATATAAGTTTGGTTTAGGAACTGTTGAACCTGGTAGTAACCCAGACCTCCAAGGTGGGTTTACGTGGATTTCATCGGAATCACAGTCAGGAGTTAACTCTGACCTTTCTACTTGGGCAGGTACACTATCTACAAACTATGAGTTCCAACCTGGTTCTATTTTGGACGATACTCAGAAGTTAGTAGAATCGGCAGATGGACTATCAGGTATCAAACAACAACAACACGTTGGACATGCTATCAATCAAGCCTCAAGAATATTCAATGACGGTACAAGAGAAATTACTAAAGGTTCAAGAGTAAAAACGTATGTTAACGAAGGTGGTAAGGAAATAGGTAAAGAATATTGTAGAATATTCACTAAAGATAGTCCTTACTATAAAATGAGTAACCTACAAAAAAGAGACGGTAATATTAGAGGTTTCACTGATTCCGTAATGACAAGTACCTACAACCTTAACATTGCCCCTCAACAAATTGGTGGGGTCCCAACGAACTTTGGAATGAACCAAGGTTCAAATATTACTAAGTACATGTTATCTTTGGAAAACTTGGCGTGGAGAACATCCAAAATGCAACAAGACTTACCTGAGTGTGAGAAAGGACCTGGTGGTGGTAGAATTATGTGGTTCCCACCTTATGACCTGAGAGTGGATGAAAATGTTACCGCAAGATGGAATACTAATGATTTCTTAGGTAGACCTGAACCGATTTATACTTATGCCAACACTCAGAGATTGGGTAGTTTATCATTTAAGATTATTGTTGACCACCCTTCGGTATTGAATACCTTGGTTAAGAAAGAGTTGGAAAATGCAACATTTGAGGACGGTACAGATAAAATGACTGAAATCAATAAAGTTGTTGATTCGTTCTTTGCGGGATGTAGAGACTTAGATATCTATGATTTATTACGTAAATACGGTCAGTTCAGTTATAACGACATTTACGAAGTTGTTACAAGAACAAACAACTCAGAAACTTTTGAGAAGTATTATGAGGAGGTTCCGAGAGAGGCACCTGAAGCTGAGAGTACACCACCCGAAACGGATTCAACACCACCTGACCTAACGTCGTTTGAAGGTATGGAGTTATATTATGATAACAACGAACCTGAGGGAAGTGCAACCAATGCGACTACATCACAGTACAATTACGAAAAGTATTTAAATAACTATAAGGCAAGACGTGCAACGTATGTTAGTACTGCTGATGCTTGGGGTGAAGGTGAACAGGTTGGACAGTTTTTTGATACTGACATTACCAACTCATTAACAAAACTAAACGATTTGATTACAAAGGCAGTTGAAGCTGCAAATAATGGATATACGATTAATATTACATTAACGAGCTCCGCATCACCAAAGGCGAGTGAAGAATATAATAAGGCAATTTCTTCAAGACGTAATGACTCGGTTAGTAAACAAATATTGGATAACCCAAAAGTAAAAGAAGTTAATGCCGGTAGTAAAGGTAAAATTACGATTGTTAATTCGGAGTCTTTAGGTGAATCAACTCCAGAGTGTAGTCAAAACTTTACAGGACCAAACGCCGCGGAACAGGAGGATTACTCTATCAGAGCTATGAAGTGTCGTACTACAAAGGTTACAATTGCGGACCCTATTGGTCCTGAGTTGACTCAACAAGAAACGGCAACTGAGGGTGAGACAGATAATAACGTTTATCCTGAAGACCCAGAAATCATTACAGGTATCAAAAGAAAACCTGGTGACCCACTCAATACCGATAATGTTGAGTTGAAAAAAGATATTACAAAAAAACTTCTTAGAAGAATGTTATCTGAGTGTGATTACTTTGAAGCCTTGACTGAAGATACTTCGTTCCTATATCAGAATATTAGTGAGAAGATTAAGTACTTTAATCCTGCATTTCACTCTATTACACCTGAAGGTCTTAATTCAAGACTTACCTTCTTACAACAATGTCTTAGACCAGGAGATACTATCCCAACGATAGGTCCTGACGGTAATCCATTACAAAATGATGCTTTAAACACTTCTTTTGGTACACCACCAATCTGTATTTTGAGAGTGGGTGATTTTTGGCACACTAAAATTGCAATTACTCAGATGAGTGTGAGATATGAACCATTAGGGTTTGATATTAATCCTGAAGGTATTGGTGTACAACCGATGTATGCTGATGTGAGTTTATCTTTTAACTTCATTGGTGGACATGGATTGAAGGAACCTGTAAAACAATTACAAAACGCCCTATCATTTAACTATTATGCCAATACTGAGATGTATGATGAAAGAGCGGTTGCAACTGTAGACACAAGTGAATTGGATGAGTCTTTTGTGGCTGGTCTTGATTTGAATACACCGTTTGGTGTTGAAAATGTTATTGATGAAACTTCAGACGACGGAGGTACACCAATTGGTGAGATTACTCAGAGTGAAGTTGCCTTTGACGCAATGACATCAACAAGTGGTGGTACAACAGGTGGTACGGCATCTATTTCTGGTACACTGTCATACAAACAAATTATGGATGACCTATTAGATACCAATGCAGCATACAAAGATACTTTACCGTGTGAACTTGAAAATATTGGTAATTACTATGGACAGATTGGTGTGATGTTGTTTACTAAAGATAGAAAATATTCTGATGGTGAAATCAATTCGGATGTTAGTTCAACACTTGATGTGAAATTATTTGGTAAGTCAGAGGACATAGATAAGAAATTTGAAACACAATTCAAGAAAGCAAAAGAAGATGTAGATAGTGGTAATTTCCCATTGATACCAAATAGACCAACAGAACTTAAAAATAAAGACCTCAAAAAATACAAAAATAAAATAAAAGACATCATTGATAGAGTACAGAATGGATATTCAACGGAGATGGTGAATCTATCTGAGGAAATTTATAAAACTGAGTTATCACACATCAGAAACCTTAACAAAATGAATGTTGTTATGACTAAGGTTGACGGAATTAAAAATATCCAAGGGAAACCTGTGGTATATCCGATTACCGCAACGACTGAAGTATATCCGACACCAACATACGCTGACACGTATGAAGAATTAAAAGCGGACTATAATACTGTGGGTGAAGACTTAAATAAGTTCAATGATAATCTTATAAGTAATAATATTATTCCGGCATCTAAGGGTTCACACGAATATAAAGATAATTTAAGTATGTCTTTGTTTACCTCAACAGGTAATATTATAACGGAATACGATAAAAGGTTTTATTTATTATTTAACAATCAGATTCTTGAAAACAAAACTACGTTACAGACAGAATTAGAAAAATTTGTTGATGATAATAATTTTGTAAATCCTAATAGTTGGAAAACATCAATTAATGCAATTCTTTCAATATGGGAAACTATATTGAAAAAAGAGAAAGAACAGTACACAAAAATCTTTGTAGATTTTAATAATACATCTTACATGCAAGAAGGTGATGAGTTGTACACTAAAGGTAAAATCAGAAACTTTAAGTTTACTGACAACCCTAATGCTAGTAGCCAAGACAAGACAAAAATCACTCAACTATACAGTGGTGTGAATGAAGGTCCAAAAGATAAATGGAACGGTAAAGTTAAATTACAATAATGCAGTATTACGATAGATATCAGAATTTTTTATTGAATGGACAACAAACTATTGTTCCAAATGTGAAATTGCCTTCAAAAACGACAGATAAGAGGTATGTTTATAGGGCAGGAAGAAGTAGATTGGATAAGATTAGTTTTGAATTTTACAACACACCTTATTTTGGTTGGTTGATTCAAATGGCTAATCCACAATATGGTTCTCTTGAAAAGGATATTCCAGATGGGACAGTTTTATTTATTCCTTTCCCACTAACACAATCCTTGCAAGATTATAAAAATGCTTTAGATACACACTTCTACTATTATGGCCGTTAAACAGAATTTTAGAGAATATTTTGGAAACCAAAAGATATCCTTCCGACAGGAGGATAATATTGTTGTGGTTGACCCAAACAAGGTTTTCAATGCGGACGGTCAAGAACAAGAAAGACTTGTTGACCACGAAAATCTTATTATGTATGCCAACCTTGAAGCTAATATTGTTCCAAGGTCAAAACTTGTTTTAGGTGAAAATACTGGACAGATGAGTGAAAGACTGACAATTGCCAACTTTGGACAAACTCAGGATGGTAAAATCAATTTCTTGAAACCTCAAGGTAAGAAGTATTTTGACACTTCATATACCGACCAACTCACAGGAAACGACAGTTTAAAAGGTGGTGGAATCAATCAAACAGTTGCTGATGCTCAGAATAACAGAAGTGTTAGGGGTATTGAAGATACTCAACTATTAGGTATTACAAATATTAGTATTAAGAACAATGCGTCTTTCATACCTCAGGTGGATATTGAAATGGTGGACGTTCAAGGTAGAACACTATTTGAGTTGGGTGAAAACTCACCTTATTCTGCATTCTTCCAACTCCCATATCCTTTATTTTATTTGACGGTTAAAGGTTACTATGGTAAGGCTGTTAAGTACGAACTTATGATGAAGAGTTTCAACGCAAGGTTTGACCCGACTGATGGTAACTATAAAATTAGTATTTCGTTCGTTGGGAGAACGGCAGCTTTATTATCTGATTTATCATTGGGGGCATTGTATGCGTTACCACACATGTATGAAAAGAATGTTTTGGTTGAGGAAAATCCAAACGGTGATGCGGAAAACCAATCACAGGCAGACCAAATCAACCAACAACTTACAACGAGAATTGAGAATGGTTTGCAAACCACTTCTGTGGTGCCAAAAGTAAAAACAAGAGGTGAAGAGGTTCTCAATAATATCTACCAAACCTATGAAGGTAAGGGTTTAATTGATAAAGGATTACCAAGGTTAAATTTAGCTCAGTTGGAGTTGAGATTGGATAACCTTGAAGAATTTGTAAAACAGCAATTCAATAAAGAGGATTTGGGTGTTCTTAATGATATTGAAAAGTATAAAGAGGCAGTTTCACTCTATAGGTCAGATTTAACTTTATTACGTCCGGCTAGATGGGCGGGTCTAAATTTGGACCCTGCTAAGAGATATATAGACAAAGATGGTAAGGTTTATTATGTGACACTTAAAACCAAGTCAGGTAATCTACAAAAACAAGAAGATGTTCAAGAAAGTCTAAAGGCAAAGATTAATGAGTATAATCAGTCATTAGTTAGTAACGCTACTTTTGGTGATGGTGGTGAGTATACTATATTAGGTAAAACAAAATCATCGGCGATTCCTGTTGATATATCTACCAGTGATATTATTACAAATATTACATATGAAGATTTGGACTTGGAAAAAACTTATGCTGTCCAAAAAAATGCAACACCAACACCATCTGAATTGGCTATCTTCTCAGCAACTACTTATACTGAGTTTGAATTATTTACCAAATATTACAATAAAGATTTAACTCCTGATGAGGATTTAAGTAAGAATTTCTATTTCTTTGGTGAAATTACCAAAAAGACGGAAGTGACAAATGGTAGTTTTTTAGATAAGATTAATAAGATTGATAAAAAATTTCAGGATAACGCTGAAATTATTCAAAAGGAACTATCGGAAGCTTTAGCCCAAAAAATTGAAAGTCCTGACGGAGGGTTAGGTTTTAGACCTACGATTAGAAATGTCATGGCTATGTTGATTGCAAATGTGGACGCCTTCTATAGACTATTAGATGATGTACACACCAACGCGTGGAATTTAAAGGATGACCCTATCAGAAAAAGTGTCATCATATCACCTGAAACCGCAAATGGTGTTGATAGTAAAGACACTATATTAGGGTCAACAGGTTCTCAAAACTTTATCTATCCTTGGCCTCAGTATTTTGAAAGAGAGTATGATGGTAAAAATATCAAGGATGTTGTAAAATATATTGGAGACCCTGATGTTGAGGGTAAGACCAGAGCTTATATGTATGATAAATGGCCTGAGGTTGAGTTTGTTGAGGAATTCATCAGAGGGGACCTCCAAAGAAGGGAAGAACAAAGAGCGTTAAATTACCAAAACCCAAGTGAGGTATTGCCGGCCATATCGGTTAATGCTGTGGAGTATCCTAACGATATTATACCTTATACAAATCTTAGTGAGATTAGTTTCTTATACGAACTTTGGGAAAGGACATTCTTAGCATCTAACTACACAAAATTATTTAGACTACCAACAACAAAACTAAACATGGCTCAAGTGGTTGGTGAGTTTGAGGCGACAACTATTATTGAAGCGATTAAAAAAGACCCATTTTTAACTAAAAAATTAAAAAACTATGGTATTAATAGTTCTAACTTTGAGTCAATATTAAGGGCTATTTCTAACTTAGGACAAGGACCAAGTTGGGGTAAGTTTGTATCGGATATTTTTGTGACACCATATATTCAGGATTATACAGAAAATTTCCAAGCAATCTATCCATTATCCTCTTATACTAATGATTCTCCAACGGCGACATTGGCCGCTGAAATTCAAAAGAATTTGAGGGATTATCTTAAAAGTGTTGAAAATAACCAATTAACATTTACAGATGTTTATCCTTTGACCAATGTGGGATGGTTAAGAAAGAATATTCAAAATGGTGCTGGAATTGAATCGGCTAACAGAGCCAATCAAACCACAAAATCATTATTCTTTGTTGATGAGAAAAAAACAATCACTTCGTTTGCTTCGGGTACTGTTGATGGTGAAGACTATTCTTACACGCCGTCTATGTTAACTACGTGGTATAATTATGATTCACCACCTGTAATCACACCGAGTAAACCTTCTATCAAACAAAGGTATACCGAAAAGACAACAAACTATGAATACTTTGTTACTGAGGGTAAAATAGAATATGGAAATAACTACAGTGGTTTTGTGGAAAGTAATATTCAAACAACATCATTACTGAACACACCATATTTTATAAACGCGATTAATAAGGCGGTTCAAAACAAAAAAGTTGCAGCACAAAATTCATATGTTGGTTTGGGGTACTTGTTTGTGAATTCATTACCATTACAAACATTAAGAGAAAAGATGAATAGTGGTAAGATAGGTGAACCGTTTAACGATTATAACTTCGCTATTTATAATAAGTTCGCCGCTTTACATAAAATGCCATATGCGTGGATTGTAAAGTATGGTTCAATTTGGCATAGATATAAAACTTATGTTAAGACAGAAACAGACATCTTAGATGGTATATGGGAATCTATTGATGAGGACAGTTTATTTGACCCTGTAACATCATTAAAAACAACCACATATGAGGTACCATTAGGAACTGGTTCAACAGAAATATCGTTAGATAGTACAAATTTTCTTGGTAACGGTAATATAACACAGAGAGTGAATGTTGGTTTTTACCCACAGATTGTAAATGACATTAACTATTTGTACAACTATCCAAATATTATTACAGGGTATACTAAGACTGATTTTGAAAACTACAATGATGGAAATACCCCATTAGGTGGTAATGGTCTTAAAATTCAACCAAATACGAATTCAAATATTATCTATCCGTTTGGTAAAATTAATGGAGACCCGACTAAGATTTTGACTATCTTAAACAATTACGTTTATTATGATGACCCAACTTTGAATGAAAGTACTTCAACAAAAAAGGTTATCTGTTACCCATCTGCCGGTGGTGGAGATTTCAACCAATATAGATTTGAGGTGGAAAACTCTTCAGGATATGTTAAACAACCACTTAGACAACAACTTTATGATGGTTCGGTTAAATCTTTATGGGGGGTTTCTCATTACGGGTATTTTGATGCATCTCTAATTAAGAGACCTGATTACTATGAATACATAAAGACTATTGATACTAATAAAGAAAAACAAGAGAGTTTCAATTTATTGGGTCAGTATGATTATGCAACAATAGAAGAGTTATTTGCAGTATTCAATGAAGACACAATGGATATGTTTGAAAAGGTGTTCTTAGATTTCTGTAAAGACTATAACAGAGATAGTGTTAGTGGTGAATACCCAACATTATTAGAAAGTCTTAGTTCAATTTTCTTTGTGGATAGACCAAATTTGACTGGTGATATAACTAAGGATGGTAAACTTATTGCCGACAAACAAAAAGAAGGGTTTAAAAGAGCGATGCAAAAACTCTTTGACTCTAAAGTAATTTTCAAACAAGGTAACCCAACCTACTATGACAGAAAAGTTTGGAACTCTTTTAGTGATGACTCATCAAAACAACCAAATCAAAAAATAGATTTCGGTACTTATGTACCTGGTACCTTACCAACATCTTCATCTCCGATGTCATTGGCGGTTAGTCAACATAATAATCCTGAGGCGTGGGAGGCTCTACAACTTGCGGTTGGGAGATATTTCGGTGATGGAATAAGATATACTGCTAGTGGTAGTGTGATTACTGATTTCTTCGTGGAAATGAATGTTGAATTCACAGCTAATAACGTAAGACAGTTGAGTCATATTATTAAAATGTATGCTACAAGAAGAATGGAGAACCCACACCTATATTATAGTGGTTTGTTTATGTCAGAATTCAATGAGTATTTAGATTTATTGAATACTTCACAAGAAAATATACAGAACATATTATTTAGACAACTTAACCAAGACCTTCCTACCGTTAGAGAAACTGATGACAAAATTGAGTCTTCAATGAAAGGTGATGTAGTTAAATTAGAATTATATGAATTCTTTAAAACACTAAATGACAAATGGATTGCGGGTGGTGACTTCCAAGAAAGAACTATTTTTGAAGACTTCTTATTCTTAGATAGGGCAAATAGAAACATTGGTGACAAACTTATTGTTAATGTATCAAGTTTGAAAAACTTCTTATCTGCTAGAAATAGTGCAAATTCAGTGTACACACTCATTGGTCATCTTATCAAGGATAACAATATGTTGTTCATGGCGTTACCGAGTTATACTAATTTCTATGGGGTAAGTGAACCTTCACCTGGTGCGACACCAAGAGAGGGTATTGAAGATTCCGCATCCAGTGTATTTGGTACTTTTGCTGAGGTTGATTATTTAGACAACAGACCTAAGTTCTTGTGTTTATTTACCGATAAAGTCTCTGAACACTTGGAGATGAAGAACAACATCAATGTTGGGTACGGTTCTGATGGTATTGATATCATCAAAGACCCAACATTAAGAGAAGAACAATCAGGTAAAGACGACTATGCTTTCTCAAATAAAGTAGTTGCGTTTAATGTTGATTTTGGTGTTCGTAATCAAGGTATCTTTAAAGCGGTTAGTTTGGACCAATCACAATTTAGAGACACATCAGAATCGTTCATCATTAATACCGAGTTGGCAAACCAAGCCAAAGGGTCCAAGACATTCCAACAGTCAACTTCTTTATATAACATTTATAAAAATAGAAGTTATAACTGTCAAGTAACATCTATGGGTAATGTAATGATACAACCAACTATGTACTTTAACTTAAGATATGTGCCGATGTTTACAGGTGCTTATTGGATATTAGATGTTAATCATACTATTACCCCTGGTGATTTTGTTACAACCTTTAGTGGTGTTAGAATGTCAAAATATTCTTTCCCTGATGTGAAAGATTTAGTGATGAGTGTAAATCTTGACATACTGAAAAAACTCAATGAAGGATACAATAAACAGGAGCAGGCTACTACGGCGAGTAATGGTGAAGAAGAAACAAATACAACACCTGCAGACACAGGTGTAAATGCTGGTTCACCAGAAGTTAATGAAGTTTCAGAAACATTATGTACTCCTTTATCTCTATACGAGACATTGCCTTATGTACCACTTAGAGATGAAACACTATCATATTCCGAAGTTAAGACATATTCTGAAAGCCTAAGTCTGTCAAATGGAAACCTTGAACAATTGATTGGGTTAATTCCTTGGGTTGAAAATCCACCAAGTAGTGGTGTTTCAAGTTTCAGAAATGGTAATATAAACAATTTGATGACGGATAAAAACCTAAATGGTATTACTGTTGGTGACATTGAAGGTCAAGTCTGTATAAGTATTGGGGGTCAGAACAGACCGTTGGCGTCCTTTATAGATTGGAAAACAGGTATGAAAGCTGTTTCTACCATTTTACAGGGTGTTGGACCAAGTAATGATATTACACAGGCTGGTTCTGTAAGATACGCTACCGCTAAAGAAGAGTTATATGCCAAGATTTACATTAAATATCTTTATTCACAAATAGGAACAGATGCTGAGTTTGAAAGAATTATTGATACACCGGCAACCGCTGAGGAACAAAGAATTAAGGAGAGATATAATACCGTAGTTCCTTTATTTAAAAGCGGAATTAATTGGTATGTAGGGTCATAATAAGAAAATTAAGTATTTTGATATATTTATATAGAAAAGTAATATTATGAATGTAAAATCATTATTAGACCAGTATTTGTCAAAAGATACGAGAATTACTGAAAGAGATGCCGGAAATGGTTACAAAGAAGTTTGTGACTTAGACACAGGAGACTGTTATACCGTTAGTATGAGAGACGGACTTATTGAGAGAGTTGATAATACAAGACAAGTAAACAGAACCCTTAAAGTTGAAACACCTCACGGTGTGAAAACATTATTAAACGGGTAAAAAAAAAATTAAGATGTCAGTAGATAATAAAATTTTAGAAGAATTAAAAAGACATAACTCAATCAACAATTATTTGACGGAGCAAGAAGCACCTGTTGATGCACCCGAAGGTGGTGATGATTTAGAGTTAGACATGGATGTTGATACGGATGCTGAAGAAATTGCAGAACCTCTTGATATTGAGACTGACCCTGATGTTGAGAAAGTTGACGATGAGGGTAATGTTGAAGGTGAAGATATGGGTGGTGACACTGAAGAGTTAGAGATTACAGATTTGGTAAACAAGCAAAACGAAATCTCAGATAAACAAGACGAGTATATGGACTCAATGTTTGATAAGTTGAACGACTTAGAAAGTAAGTTGTCACAGATGGACCAAATCCTAACAAAGATTAATGACATTGAAGCTAAGGTTGAGAAATATCGTGAGAAGTCACCTGAAGAGAAATTACAATTGAGAAGTTTGGATAGTTATCCATACAATCAGAAGTTGACTGACTTCTTCGCTGACAAAGAAGTTGAGATGCAACAAACAGGTAAGAACGAATACGTTTTGACCTCTGACGAAGTAGAAAATTATTCAGATGCAGATATCAAAAAATCATTTGATACACCTATCAATGATGAAGAATAACACTTGACAATACACATAATTTTATATATTATAAGGCCACTCAAATGAGTGGTCTTTTTCTTTTTAGTCAGTTGACTTTTGGGGTAATAAGACTATACTTATTAATGAGTTTAAGAGAAACAATTAACAGAGTAAAAAGAAAAAATTATGGGAAATGCACTCGACGCTGTGCTTGCACAGTATGAAAAAAACACCCAACGTTCAAACAACGGCGGGGGTAACTCAATGTCTCAAGAAGACAGACTAAAAAGATACTTCACGACGTATCTTCCTAAAGGGACCAAATCTGGTCAAAAAGTAATCCGTATCCTTCCAACACCTGATGGTTCTTCACCATTCAAAGAGGTATGGTACCACGAAGTACAAATTGATGGTAAATGGACTAAATTGTACGACCCAGGTAAGAACGATGGTGAGCGTTCACCACTTACTGAGGTTTACGAAGAGTTGATGTCAACAGGTAAAGACTCTGACAAAGAATTAGCTCGTCAGTACCGTCCACGTAAATTCTACATCGTTAAGGTAATTGACCGTGAGAATGAAGACCACGGACCTAAGTTTTGGAGATTTAAGGATAACTACAAACAAGAAGGTATCTTGGATAAAATCATTCCAATTTGGAAACAAAAAGGTGACGTGACTGACGCTAACGAAGGTCGTGACTTGATTGTTGATTTGTCTAAATCTAAGACTCCTTCAGGTATTGAATACACGGTAGTGAAAACTATTATGTATGACGACCCAGCACCGATTCACACTGACAAAGCTCAGATGAAGGAATGGGTTGAAGATGAGTTGACTTGGCAGGATGTTTATTCACAAAAACCTGTTGAGTATTTGGAGGCTATCGCAAGAGGTGAGACACCTGTTTGGGATACAGAATTGAAAAAATACGTTTATGGTGACGACACAGAAGTGACTTTGGGAGGTTCAGTAGCCTCTGACTCAAACACTACAGTGAAAGACCCACAAGCGGGAATGGAAGTTGACACAGACTTGCCGTTCTAAGAATCACTAATACGATGGTAGGGACTTCTGTCCTTACCATCTTTATTTACTAAGTAATATGGCAATTAAGAAAAAAGATTTCAAATCGTTGAAGCAGAAATACTCTACTTCAGCAAAATACAAACCACAAAGGTTTTTAGATTTAGGTGAGGCGTTTTTGGATGCAGTAGGTCTACCTGGTCCTGCTATTGGTCACCTGAATATGTTCTTGGGTCATAGTGATACTGGTAAAACAACTGCGTTAGTTAAAGCTGCGGTAGACGCACAAAAGAAGGGTATCCTTCCTGTCTTTATTATCACTGAACAGAAATGGTCTTTTGACCACGCATTGACAATGGGTTTTGAATGTGAAGAAGTTGTTGATGAGGAAACAGGTGAATTGGATTGGGACGGATTCTTCTTATTTAACAACAACTTTGACTACATTGAACAAATCACAGACTACATCAACGAATTGTTGGATGCTCAAGAGAAGGGTGAGCTGGAATACGACTTACTGTTCTTGTGGGATTCTGTGGGTTCTGTTCCTTGTAAAATGACCTTTGACGGTAAGGGTGGTAAACAACACAATGCTGCCACGTTAGCTGACAAAATCGGTATGGGTATTAACCAAAGAATTGCAGGTTCAAGAAAGGCAACATCAAACTATGAAAATACATTGGTGATTGTTAACCAACCATGGGTAGAATTACCTGACAATCCTTTTGGTCAACCTAAGATTAAAGCTAAAGGTGGTGAGGCAATTTGGTTGAACTCATCATTGGTATTCTTATTTGGTAATCAGAAAAATGCTGGTACCAATAAGATTGCTGCGGTTAAAGACAAAAGAAAAGTTAAGTTTGCAGTTAGAACAAAAGTATCGGTTATGAAAAACCACATCAATGGATTGGGATATGAGGACGGTAAGATTATCGTAACACCTCACGGTTTCTTGGCAGGTAAAGAATCTGCTGAAGAGAAGAAATCTATTGAAGCTTATAAGTCTGAGCAATCAGAATATTGGAAAAGAGTAATCGGAACAGATGGCGATTACAAATTGGAAGAAGTAAAAGAAGTCTAACCTTTAATTGAGGGTATTTTGACAAAGACACTATTAGTTGACGGAAACAACTTATTCAAAATAGGATTTCACGGAGTGAGAGATTTGTACCATGAGGGAAACCACATTGGTGCAATCTTCCATTTCGTCAATACCCTCAAAAAATTCTTGGTGGAACATAATTACGATAAGGTAATTGTATTTTGGGACGCTGAGGATAATACTGAAACGAGAAGAGACTTGCTCGTACAATACAAAAGAAATAGAAAGAGAACTCTTAACGAGGCACAACAGATTTCGTTTGAATGGCAGTTGTCACGAATTAAGAAATATCTTGAAGAAATGTTTATCCGTCAGGTATGTATTGATGGTTGTGAATCGGATGATGCGATTGCTCACTATTGTAACATATCTGAGGATGAATACAAAACTATATTTTCATCAGATAAGGACCTTACACAGCTTATCTCGGATAAAGTAGAGGTCTACTCACCTAACCACCGAAAAGTCTATAAGAACGGAGATATCATCCCTCTGAAAGACATTTCCATACCACACTACAATGTAACAACATTTAAGATTCTATCGGGGGATAAATCTGACAACATTGATGGTATTCATTTGTTGGGTGAGAAAACTTTTGCTAAGTTATTTCCTGAGATATTGGACAAAGCAGTTTCTGTTGACGATATTATACAACGTGCTGAAGAATTACAATCTGAGGGGGACAAACGCAAGATTTTGACAAGTATCATTGAAGGGAATACTAAAAGGGGGGTTTTAGGTGATGAGTTCTTTGATATTAACAAAAAAGTGGTAGATTTGTCAGACCCAATGATAAGTGATGAAGGTAAGGAGGAAGTTGAACTCTACTATACAGAAGAGTTGGACCCCGAAGGAAGAGGATATCAGAATCTCATGAGAATGATGATGAAGGATGGAATCTTCAAATACTTACCCAAACAAGATGATGGTTGGGTAGATTTTTTAACACCGTTTATGAAACTTACACGTAAAGAAAAAAAACGTTACAAAAACAAAAATTAAGTTATGAAAGAAAAAAACGACGTAACAAAAATGGAATTCCTTTTGATGTTGAACGACAACATCGTAGTACAGCGTTACTTCAACGTTAAAGGGTATAATCCGAAAGCACGAAAGAGCATTGATGTTGTTGAATTCATTAATGAATTTGGTAACAAATTGATGAAAGACTTGAAGGCAAGAACCAACATGTATATGTTGGACCATTACAATCAAATTGCTTTGGACCCGGCGATTTTGGACACATCAAATACTGATGGTCCGGAGACTTTCCACATCAAAATTAGACTTGGTGATGAGACAATTTGTCATAAAATTATTGACGCGAAATTATACCCGCCGAAAATAAGATACACCGTAGATATACGCCCGCAACTAAAAAGTTTGCTTCGCGGTTTGACGGAGATTTTCTCAAGCGAAGATTTATCGTATGACTACATGGAATATCAGTTAGGTTAACCATATTTATTATTTACCCGAAAGAAAAAAGATTGATATGTCAAAAGATAAAAACTTCGGTTACCTCGGTAACTCATTCCAAATACAACTTCTGAACAACATCGTAATTGACAAAGACTTTGCCAATTCAATTGTTGATGTGTTGGACCCGAAGTATTTTGATAATCAATATTTCAAAATCATTATGCAGATGATTAAGGAGTACTACGTGAAATACGAACATACTCCAACATTTGCAACATTGGAACAACTAACGAAGAGTGAAATTTCCTCTCCTATGGCTCAGAAAATGGTTTTTGACATGTTAAAAGATGTCAAAGAAGCGCCAATTGAAGGGTCAGACTTTGTTCAAGAGAAGTCACTTAAGTTCTGTAAACAACAAGAATTACAGAAGGTGATGGGTAAAGCTCAGAAAATCATTGATAAAGGTGATTTTGAGTCTTACGACCACTTGGAGGAGATGGTAAGAGAAGCTTTACAAGTTGGTGAGGTGGATACAGGTACCTCTGATGTATTCTCAAATTTGGATATAGTGTTGGATGACGACTACCGTCACCCAATTCCGATGGGAGTACCAGGTATTGATAACCTTATGAAAGGTGGATTGGCAAAAGGTGAGATTGGAGTTATCTTGGCACCGACAGGTGTTGGTAAGACGACATTCTTAACAAAGATTTCAAACCACGCATTCAACTTGGGTTACAACGTTTTACAAATTTTCTTTGAGGACAACCCAAAGATTATTCAACGTAAACACTTCACACTTTGGACAGGTATTCCACCCGACAATTTGTCTAATCACAGAGATGATGTGATGGCAAAGGTTAGAGAAATCAAAGAGAACACGAAAAACTCTTTGACTCTAAAGAAGTTACCGTCAGATACTATGACTATGAATCAAATTAAGAATCAGGTCAGAAAGATGATAGCGGAAGGGAACAAAATTGATATGATTGTTGTAGATTACATTGATTGTATCACACCTGACAAAAACTTGGGTGATGAATGGAAGAGTGAAGGTTCTGTGATGAGGGCTTTTGAGGCGATGTGTCACGAGTTGGACATCGTTGGATGGACCGCGACACAGGGTAACCGTTCTTCAATATCATCAGAAGTTGTGACAACCGACCAGATGGGTGGTTCTATTAAGAAGGCTCAGGTTGGTCACGTGATTATCTCGGTTGCAAAGTCTCTTCAACAAAAGGAGATGAACTTGGCAACCATTGCAATTACTAAGTCTCGTATCGGAAAAGACGGTATTGTGTTTGAGAATTGTAAGTATGACAATGAGATGTTGGTTATAGATACTGAACAGAGTATGACTTTCTTAGGTTTGGAAGAACAAAGGGAAGAGAAACAGAGGGATAGAATCAAGGAACTCATGGAGAAGCGTAAGCAACGTGAGGGACAACAAAACTAAACAATAATAAATTATGGTAAATTTTAATACTATGAACAGTAAAGAAACTCGTTATGTAATTAAGAGGAGTGGTGAAGAGGTAATCTTTGAAGCGGAGAAAATCAAATACGCGGTACTGAAGGCGATGCAGTCAGTAGGTGAGGTTGATGATGAAATGGCTGAGAAGATTGCGAGACTCACTCGCAAGGGAATCTTCAGAGATGATAAAGATAAAACTCCACATGTTGATGACATTCATGAAATGGTTGAAAACAAATTGATGGATAATGGTCTTAACGACGTGGCAAGAGAATATATCGTGTACCGTGCAAAACACAGACCTGATATTTTCTCAAAGAGAACCAATCTTAAACCTTATGAATACCCAAATCTTAATGAGTATGTAGATGCTATCAGACACTCATACTGGGTACACACTGAGTTTAATTTTACATCAGACATCCAAGACTTCAAAGTTCACTTGGATAAGAAAGAAAAAACCGCGGTAAAAAGAGCGATGTTAGCAATCTCACAGATTGAAGTTGCGGTGAAATCATTTTGGGGTGACATCTACAAAAGGATGCCGAAACCTGAAATTGGTAATGTAGGTGCGACATTCGCAGAATCAGAAGTAAGACACGCTGACGCGTATTCTCATTTGATTCAGTTGTTGGGTCTTAACGCAGAGTTTGAAACTCTTATGGAAGTACCAGCAATTCGTAGAAGAATCAAATACTTAGAGAAGTCTATTTCAAACTCAAAGTCAGTAGAAAACAAAGACTACTTTGAGTCTGTAGTATTATTCTCTATGTTCGTAGAAAACGTATCGTTGTTCTCACAATTCTTGGTTATGTTATCATTCAACAAACATAAGAACATGTTGAAAGGTATTAGTAACGCTGTTGAGGCGACATCAAAAGAAGAAAATATCCACGCAGAGTTTGGGTTTGATTTGGTAAACCTTATCAAACAAGAGAACCCATCATGGTGGACAGAAGGATTACAGGAAGACCTTATCAATGCGACTATGGAAGCATTTGAGGCGGAAACAGAAATTATAGATTGGATTTTTGAGGAAGGTGATTTGGATTTCTTGACGAAAAGTCAGACTATGGAATTTATTAAACATAGATTTAATCTATCATTAAACTCTATTGGTCTTGAAAGTATTTTTGAAATCAATGAAGCATTGTTGGAAACGACTGAGTGGTTTGATGATGAAATTCTGACTACAAAACACACAGATTTCTTCAACAAAAGAAGTATTAACTACAGTAAGAAATCTAAATCAATTACATCAAACGATTTATTTTAACAAAAAACATTAACAAAAAATGAACGATAGAAAACCATTTGAATGGATTAACGAAGAATCAATTACCTTCCTACAAAGAGGATATCTTAGTGAGGGAGAGGAACCGCTTGAGAGAATTAGAACAATCGCAGACCACGCTGAGAACCTTTTAGGTATTGAAGGTTTTGCAGATAAATTTTATGACTATATGGGTAAAGGATGGTACTCACTATCATCACCTGTATGGGCAAACTTCGGTAAGAAGAGAGGTCTACCAGTAAGTTGTTTCGGTTCTAACATCGGTGACAACATTGAGTCAATTCTTTATACACAAGCAGAGGTTGGAGAGATGAGTAAGATGGGTGGAGGTACCTCAGGTTACTTTGGTAACATCAGAGAAAGAGGTGCTGAAATTACTGACAACGGTCTTGCACCAGGTTCGGTACACTTCATGAACTTGTTTGAGAGTGTTGTAGATAACATTTCTCAGGGTTCAACACGTCGTGGTCGTTTCTCACCATATCTACCAGTTGAACACCCTGATATCATGGAGTTCTTGGAGATTGGTACGGAAGGTTTCCCAATTCAAGACTTAACTCACGCGGTTACAGTGACTGATGAGTTTATGAATGAGATGATTGCTGGTGATGAGGCAAAGAGAGCGATTTGGGCAAAGGTAATCCAAAGAAGAGGTGAGATTGGTTATCCATACATCATGTTCCACGATACGATGAATAACAAAACAGTTGATGTATACAAAGACAAAGGTGCAAAGATTTACAACTCTAACTTATGTTCAGAGATTGCACTTCACAACTCTGAAGAAGAGTCATTTGTTTGTGTATTGTCATCAATGAATGTTCTACACTACGACGAGTGGAAAAATACCGACGCAGTTGAAACTATGACTATGTTCTTAGATGCTGTTGTTACAGAGTTCTTAACTAAGATTGAGGACATTAGAGACAACGGAACTATTGAAGGTAAGAGAGGGTTCTTCTATTTGGAGAAAGCTTACAACTTCGCTAAGAGACAAAGAGCGTTAGGTTTAGGTGTATTGGGATGGCACTCACTACTTCAGTCACGTGGATTAGCTTTTGATACAAGAGACACCGCAAGATTGAACGTTGAGGTATTCAAACTTATCAAAGATAAATCATACGCGGCTTCAGAGAAGTTGGCTGAGATGTTCGGTGAACCAGAATACCTAAAAGGTTATGGTAGAAGAAATGTTACGTTGAATGCTATTGCACCAACAACATCTTCAGCGTTTATCTTAGGTCAGGTATCACAATCAATTGAACCAATTTGGTCTAACTGTTATGTGAAGGATGTTGCTAAGATGAAGGTAACCATCAAAAACCCTGTTTTGAAGAAAGTATTGGCTGAGTTGGGTAAGGACACCAAAGACGTATGGAACAGTATCAAACAAAACGACGGTTCTGTACAACACTTGGATTTCTTAAGTGATGAACAAAAGGATATCTTCAGAACATTTGCTGAGATTAACCAATCATCAATTATCAACCAAGCTGCGGTTCGTCAAGATTATATTGACCAATCACAATCACTAAACTTAATGATTTCACCTGACATGCCGACAAGGGATGTTAACAAACTTCTTATTGAAGCTTGGCAGTTGGGTGTGAAGACATTATACTACCAACACTCAATGAATTCAGCTCAGGCTTTTGCAAGAAAGAAATTGAATTTGAATGACTTACAGTGTGTTGCTTGTGAAGGTTAATAGTTATTTTTAACAAACAACAAATATAAAAGAGGACTTCGGTCCTCTTTTTTTTATAATTTATATTGTTAAAGTATTTATAGGTAATGGCTAATGGTAAAACATACGGAATAAATTTCCCCTTTCAGGATAGTAGGGTAGGTAAGTATCTTTCTCTTTCACAGACGGCTGATGAGGAGGTTAGGACTGACTTACTTCATTTGATACTTACAAGAAAGGGTAGTAGGTACTATCTTCCTGATTTTGGAACGAGAATTTATGAATTTATTTTTGAACCTATGGACGGTACAACCTTTCAGGGAATCAAAGATGATATTAAGTTATCTGTTGAGAAGTATATTCCAAACTTAACCATTAATGAAATAACATTGACACCATACTTAGATGATTTGGAGGCTGAAGGAATGTTGAATGAAGAAAAATTGGGTGTTGGTGGAATTTATCGTATTCCTGGTAGAGGGGTTGAAGAATATACCGCAAAATTAAGAATTGATTACACTATAACTGATGGAACATTTGATTCCAAAGATTTCATAATTATAAATATTTAATAGTAGATGGCGGGTAGAAAAATTTCATATACGGAAAGAGACTTTGAAGGTTTAAGACAGGACCTTGTAAATTATACAAAACAATATTATCCTGAACTTATAGACAACTTCAATGATGCTGCGGTTTATTCAGTATTGATGGACCTAAACGCAGCTATTGGTGATAACTTAAATTACCATATTGACAGAAGTGTTCAAGAAACGGTTTTACAATACGCCCAACAACGTTCATCAATATTTAATATTGCCAGAACTTATGGTCTTAAAATTCCTGGAAACAGACCTTCCGTCGCTTTGGTTGATTTTTCAATTACGGTACCTGCAAACGGTGACCAAGAGGATACAAGGTATTTGGGTATTTTAAGAGCGGGTTCACAAGTTTTAGGTGCGGGACAAGTCTTTGAGAATGTTTATGATATTGACTTCTCTTCACAGTATAACAATGAAGGGTATCCTAACCGTACAAAAATTCCTAATTTTGACTCTAATAACACTCTTATTAACTATACAATCACTAAAAGAGAGGTTGTTGTTAATGGTGTAACAAAAATTTATAAGAAAACAATCAATAGTAATGATGTAAAACCATTCTTTGAATTCTTTTTACCTGAAAAGAACGTGTTAGAAGTTGTTGACATCATTCAAAAAGATGGTACATCCTACCAGTCAACACCAACGTATTCTGAGTTTGTAAATGCTCAGGTAAGATGGTATGAAATGGATGCGTTGGCTGAGTCTACAGTATTTGTTGAAGACACCACAAAGCCGACAGATAAGCCAGGTATTAAAGTAGGTAAGTATATTGAGACGGATAATAGATTTATCACAGAATACACACCAAATGGGTTCTTGAGAGTTCAATTTGGTGGGGGCACTACAACACCTGATGACCAACTTGCAGAATTTGCAAGAAACGGTGTTTCATTAAGAATTGAGGACTACCAAAACAATATCGGTTTAGGTAAAACAGTTGACGCAAATACCACTTTATTTGTTAAATATAGAATTGGTGGCGGTGAAGGTAGTAATATTGGTGTTAACGTTATCAATCAATTGGGTACAATTAATTTCGCGGTAAATGGTCCGAGTAGTACCATTAATCAACAGGTTGTAGGTTCTTTATTTGTTAATAATGTAACTGCCGCTATTGGTGGTGCTAACCAACCTTCAATTGAAGAGGTGAGAAATATGGTTACTTTCAACTACGCATCACAAAACAGAGCGGTAACAGTCAATGACTATAACTCATTGATTAAAAAAATGCCAGGAAAATACGGTGCACCTGCTAAAACGTCAATCACCGAAAAAGATAATAAGATTAATATTGAAATTTTATCATACGACAGTAGTGGTAATTTGACACAAACAGTTTCTAATACGTTAAAACAAAATATTGCTAACTATCTTTCAAAATACAGAATGATTAATGACTATATCTCAGTAAATGTAGCTCAGGTTATTGATTTGGAGTACGACATATCAGTTGTTTTAGATTCAGGTCAGAACCAAGGTCAAGTAATCACACAAATTATTGATGTAGTTAGTCAATCAATGTCTCCATTATCAAGAGATTTGGGTGAAAATGTAAACGTATCTGACATTAGAAAAAAAATACAAGATGTTGCTGGAGTAATTTCAATCTCTGATGTTTCAATCTTTAATAAGGTAGGTGGTCAGTATTCTTCTTCAGAAACATCTCAAAGATATTCTGATTCGTCAACCAAAAGAATTGAATTAATTGATGATACTATCTTTGCAGAACCAAATCAGATATACCAAATCAGGTACGACAGTAGAGATATCAAAGTAAGAGTCAAAGACTTGAAGACTGTAGACTTTAAGTAATAATAATTTACAAGGAAGACTTATAGGTTTATTATTGTAAAATGGATAAATAAGTATTTATCTTAAAACTACAGTATGTCCAAATCTTATAGAATTAGAACCAAATTAGGGACCGACCAAAACATCAGAGTCAATATTGAACAAGATTTTGATTTTCTTGAAATCTTATCTTTGAAATTAAGACAGGAAGATGTCTACGCACAATTCTGTGCTGACTATGGTGTTGTTGTTGGTAGAGTAGTGGCTAATAGTGGTTTTGGTATTCCTAACGCTCGTGTTTCTGTATTTGTTCCTGTGGAGGATATGGACTTAGAAAATCCTGTAATCTCTGCATTATATCCCTACAAAGGTCCTTCTGAAAAAAATGAAGATGGTTATAGATACAATCTACTTCCATATGAAAAACAATATGGTGGTCATACACCAACAGGTACGTTTCCTTCAAGGGAGGATGTTTTAACTCGTAATGAGGTATTAGAAATATATGAGAAGTACTATAAGTTTACGGTAAAGACTAATGATTCTGGTGACTTTATGATTACAGGTGTTCCATTAGGTAATCAGAAGTTGGTGTTGGATATGGATTTATCAGATATGGGATGTTTCTCTTTAAGACCTCAGGATTTGATTAGAATGAATATGGGGGTACAGTCTCAGTTTGATGGTCAGAACTTTAA